AAGTATCCTGCTATTCTTGCCGCTCCGTCGTTCCTAGAGCCTTCTAATACACCGTCTAATGAAAAAGGAGCTGTCTGCTTACTTACTTCTATCTTTGGGACACCGGTTATCTTTGTGTACTCAATTTCAGTAAAGTCTGGGAGATCCGTATGGTCATATATCTTCCAATCTGGAAAGGTAATTGGCTTATACACCTGCCCATTGGCATGACGGTTATAAGGAGCAATAATCAATCCTCCAACACCTCTGATATCTATCAGTCTTTCTATAGGGGTATCGTTAGTTCTTCTAGTAGCGAAGGTTGTATAATTTTGCGGGTTGTTATAGTAGTAATGCATACCTTTACCAGTTACAACTTTAAAAGGACATGCTGGTAGATTTCTTTCTACCCAATCCATAGCCTCTGGTGAGTCAGCGTCAACGACTATAAAATTACCACACACTAGAGCAACAACTAGGTTGTCTCTATCTTTAAACCAAGACTCTACAAGTTCCCTAGTAGGTCTTCCAGTTTTGTATTGCGCCCAATCTTTTAAGAAAGGGGGTGGCTTTTTGTTAGACCTTTGCAGGGGTACAACATTATAGCCATCATCATAGTAGGCAAGTGCTTGCTCCAAGGATGTATCGTCCTCGGTTATATTTAGCTGAAACACTTAAACTTCTGTTTCTAATATTTCAGAAATCGACCCATATATAGATTCAAAGTCCAGTCTTCCTTCAGTCGCTTGTATGATTTGTTTTGCTTGCGCAATAGACGGTTGTCTATATCCATATCTCCAAGATTTACAAGAAGCTTCAGAACATTCAAACTCCTCTGAGGCTTTCTTGTGTCCTAAGAATTCTATATAGTCAGATAAAGTATATTTCTTAACCTGCCTATCTTTATATTTTGGTTGTACGCCCATAGTCTCTAATTCCTTTAGTTTTTTTGTGGCCATTACTTTCGTTCTAAAGTAGTAGTTGGCTACCCATGTTATGTCTGTCTTTCTTGTCATGATTACTTCTCCTAAATAATATGTTTTACATATTGTAATTACTTAGTGTATAATTTACAAGTTCATTTTTAAAATAACTACGGGAGGTAGAGATATATGAGCTTAAAGGATAGAATAACAACGCCCGATGCGCTTGTTGATCAACAAGGAGCAAAGCTGCTTATTTATGGTCAAGCAGGAGCCGGAAAAACATATGCAACACAAACTATGCCAGGATCTGTTCTGGTTATTAGTGCTGAAGCAGGATTACTTTCTATTAAAGACGCACCTAATGTGTCGGCTATAGAAGTAAAAACATATGATGATTTGAGAGAGGTTTACAGCGCTCTTAAGTCCGGAGAACTAAAGTACGATAGCGTATGTTTAGACTCTGTTTCGGAGATTAGCGAGATACTTCTCGTGCATGAAAAGGGCAGAAACAAAGACGGGAGAATGGCTTACCAGAATGTAAGTGAGGCAGTCACCAGTCTAATGAGATCATTTAGGGACTTAGACATGCATGTCTTATTTCTTTGCAAAGAAGGCAAAGATAATAATGACGGCGTGTTTTTCTTTGGTCCTAAGATGGCAAGTAAACCTCTAGGAGATGCAATAACGTATTTCTTTGACGAGGTTTTAGCAATTCGCATTATGGACGATCAAGATGATGAAGGTAATGCGGTTGTTGCAAGATGGCTACAAACAAGGATAGGTCAAGGCTATACAGCTAAAGACCGTAGCGGTAAGCTAGAACCCTTTGAGAAGCCGAATTTAACTGATCTAATTGCAAAATTAGGTTTTAATACTAATATAGAAAAGGAGAGTGCGTAATGTCAGATTTTGACGGCGTTGAGTTTTTTGATAATATAGAGCAAACAGAGTCGAAAGGCCCAGAAGTTGCTCCGGATGGTACTTATAAAGCCAAGATTGTTGGCGAAGAGAAGTACAAGGCGAAGAGTGGTAACTGGACACAGAAGATAGTATTCCAGATTGATGGAGGTAAGTACCGAGATCATACAGAGTGGTATAACTTGTGGAGTGTTAATGAAGACGCTAAAAGGATTTCTAACGAAAACTTTACGTTTTTAACTAAGGCTACAGGCTTTAAAAAGTTCCCTAATGTTGGTGCTGAATTTGTAGGTAAATCACTTACATTGACGCTTAGCCAGTATGAGGATAAGTGGATTAACAACGAAGGTGTAACAGTAGAATCATATAAGAATAAAGTAAGATTATATGCTCCTGCTGATAATGATGGGATGTCCCCTCCACCAGAAGCTGTACCACCTTTTTAAGTTAGAATAGGTAAACGAAAGGGGCGTTAAGCCCCTTTTTTATGTTACGAAATTCCTTGGATTTTCTATTTTTATATAGCCTTCCTTGTCGGGATCTTTCTTTCGCTTCTTCTTCTTAAAGATATTGTCCCAGTTAGACTCTATTTTTTTTTGATCCTCCGGCCTTCTCTTTGATCCCTTGCCACTCATTACAGCTGCTCTAACTCCTCTATCTGTTTTAAGAGATACCATACAGACTTTTGAAGGTCTACTATATTCTGATCCTTTAAATCCTCTCTCCAAATATATTTAATAGCATTGCCCTTGCAGTAGCCCTTAAACTCTTCCTTTGTTAAAGCGGCCTTTATAGCCTCTATACATTCAATCCCACCACTTTTATAGTGGCTAGGATTTACCGGGTCGTTAGTTTCTTCTTCTGTTTGCATCATTTATCACTCCATAAATTTGTAGAACTATTATTTGTATTTACACGATTTAAATCCACCTCAACAACACTTGGTGAATTGTATATGGTTGCCTTCTTACCATTTAATACATCGTTATATCCGTCAAGAAGTGATTCTAATTTAAGCCAATCATCATCCATATCCTCATGCCTCATCTTAAATACTTTACTTGCATACGGTTTCTTCTTTTCTTGAGCTACAAAGATAAAGTCTGTAACTTTAAATCCTGCCTTCTCAAAGCCTCTCTTATACCAAGCCGCTTGTAGATCATACTGATACTTCCTAATAGAGCTTGTAAAGCCTCTGACGGAACAATCTTGAGTAGTCTTATAGTCGACTAAGATAATAGAATTAGAGTCATGAGGAATGACTATAGGCGATCTAAGAACATCTGACTTAACCTTAAGTAAAAGATTCTTTTCCCACCAGAAGATAGCTCTCTCAAACGGAGAGTTAAAGATCTCTGGATATTCTCCTTCATCTGCAGATAAATACTTTACGCCCTCTGGTATTAAGGCTTCTCTCATGCCGTATAAAGTATCTTTTTCTTTAGCATTAATAACGGTTAGTCCTCTGCTTTCATAGTCTTTCTTAAGATCTTTGTTAGCATTGGTATACGGAGATCCAGTTAAACAAACTACATCATTAACAAAGGCCTCCTCTCCCTCTACTATTAAAGAATGAGCTGCAGTTCCAAAGCGCATTGCTGCCGTTGTTTCATGTTCCTCTTCAAAGGCATGTAGCTGGCTCTGACCAAATCTTCTTATGTTAGATGAGGATATGCCTGGTACTTCATGGTAGAAGTTATGCTCCATATCTGGGAAGTAAATAGCGTCACCAATAATTGTATGATCTTGGTTTTCTAATATTTCTGGTAGTTTATTCATTAAGAGACCTCCTTGATTTCTTCTGCTGTAATATTAAGGTTGTTAACTGCAACGGTTAATTCAGCGATAGCTACTTTTAGGTTAAATAAAGCATAATTAACTTCGTCATTACTTATGCCGTTGGTGTGTGTTGATACTAACAAAGCATCAATTTGTTTCTTATAATCAAATGTCATATTACTCTCCTGTAATAATATATGTAAGTTTGCATTCTAATCTAAATTGTGCATAATGTCTACATTTAGAAACAAAGGAGATTACATGAGTGGAACGAAAGATATGTATATGATGATGCGTTTATCATATGACCAAGCCGAAGCAGATTATGCAGACAAGAAAACTTTTAACATTGTTGATGCATATAAAAAATATCACAAAATAAATTTGAAGTATGATTGCTTTGATCCGGCTGCGGAAGTTGAGCTATTTCATAACGAAGACTTACTAGAAACAGTAAACATTTATTAAGATCGTATTATTTAGTTAGAGCTAGATAAATTTAAAAGCAATCAGGAGGGCTTAGCGAAAAACCTCCTGCTTTATTTAGGGGAACAACATGGAAGGCCAAAAAGCAATAGAAAGCATTATGTTAGAGTTTAAAAAGCTAACAAGATCCGAACGAATAGAACTTGTAAATATTCTTATGAAGTACATAAGCAAAGAAATTAAAAAAGAAATCTAGAAAAAGTACCTAATTGCGTTAATATTAGGTATGACAATTAAAATAGTACCAATACAAACTAAAATGAAGAAGCCTACCTTGTCAGAGGTGGTCTCTCGTTTAGAAAGCTTACTCACCAATTTCACTACAAGAGGCGAAGACCGAAAGCACATAATACTAACAACATTAAGCTTTTCTATCTCGCAACTTCAAAGAGAGGTTGTTGATGATGAAAAGATGTTAGATCTCATAGATTGCATTTTAGATCAGTATATTGACATACCAGATGATGAGTCTTATGTGTCATTAGTGACCCCAGATAAAGACTAATCTATTATTGTCCTACTTTTGTCAGACATGTGTGACGTCATAAAACATGATAGGAGTCGGGGTTTGCGGATTATTTTATTTTTTGCATTTTTGTCACAAGACTTTGACTATATCCTTATAAATATATTATAAATATCTTGACTAGGTTGTTCTTTGTAATGTATCCTCACAATACACTTTAGGGTAAAGTGGGGGTAGGTATTACTTATATTTACTCAAAACTCTAATATGCTTAATAAATATGGGATTCAGAAAAAATAAACTTGAATACGAAACTATCATTTCAGAAGATGAAGAAGCTCCCATTGAATATGCCAATCTAGACAACTCCCTCAACAGAAGACAAAGAAATTTTATTTGGCAAGCAGTCAACAATCCTCGCCTGTCTCTCGTAGAATGTGCTTACAAGGCTGGTTATACCAGTCCCAGACAAGCAGCCAACAAACTAATGAGAAAGCCTCTCATCCGTAAAGAATATAACTATCTAATGAATGAGGCTAAAAAGAAGTATGAACTTAATTATGATCGGGCTGTACAAGATCTTTACGACATTCGGGACAAAGCTTTAGAAGCTGGGTCTTTTAATGCGGCCATATCTGCACAGAATAGTTTATTGAAAGTCGGGGGCTTGATTGTTGATCGTAAAGAAGTCATGTTCGGGAAGGTAGATCAGATGAGTCGGGAAGAGGTTGAATCAAGACTTTCTCAGCTCCTGGGTAATGTCGTCGAAGCTAGTCTGCAAAACAAAGAAGATGTTCTGGATCCAATTTCTCTGGAAGATGAGATGAACGGATTAGATGCGTTGGATCAAGAAGATGGGATAGATAATGAAAAGGCTCTAGATCAAGAAGATGAAGAGCCTATAGACGGTAAAAAAGAATCAACGATTACTGGGTCGGTCGAGAACCAAGAGAAGCAAGTAGATGATAACGGCAATAATGAAGAGGGTCATGATGAAGTGCCAGTTAGTTGAATCATACTATTAGGAGAGTAGAGGAGTTTTAAAAACAAATCAACTAACCAACACAACCCGATTCTAATGGTAATAAGTTTATTTAGCAAGATAATCCTCCAAACCTTTCCAACGGCTTTTATCTGATTTAAACCAAAACAATTGATCTGGATATAATCTTTTTTTATTTTTAAATACTAAGAACCCAAGCTTGAATCCTTCGTTATCAAATCCTTCTGGAATGTTAAGGTCGTTGATGACTTCTTCCCATTCAACCATCTTTATAAATAAATTAGACATTTTTAATATGGTAGCTGTATCGCTCCCAGTCCTCCTTAGACATTATTTGTTGAATATCATCCTCGCTTCTAAACTTGGGTTTCTTAAAACTGCTTACAGTTCTATAGATATTATATTTTCTTGTTAGCTTTCTAGCGGCCTCTTGGTGATCAATCTCTTTGCTCATTTTTTGTCCTTATATTCTTCTCGTAGTTCTGGGAACTCAGATAAGTAACGGGTTAGTATATGTTTGTTCTCTCCATCCTCTAACAGTCTAGTTAACATGTCTCTCAGAGCCATCATATTATCTAGATCAATATCTCTTTTGATCTCAGCTATTATTTCATTTATGAGTTCATTCATTTCTTTTTCCTCATTAACTTTTCTTCAGTCCTTCGTAGTGACCATTCTAAGAATCTGCTTACCAATTTACTTAGCCAATTTACTTTACTCATCTCGTTCCCTTTTAGCCTTATTAACTATTCCTCTAACCCAACTCTTGCCATCTTTTTCGGTAGGGGCAAAGTCTACTGCTAGTTGTGTAAAAGTG